CGTGCTCAAAAAGGTCACGGCGGCCCTGGACACAACGCTGGGGGCCTTTGAGCAGGTCCAGCAAGCCTCTGGCCAAGCAATGGATGTCACCGTCATCCAGGAGGCCAGGGCCCAGCTTGCGGAGGCCTCCAGTGAGGTGGATGAGCTGGCGGAGGGCTACCGTAGGGCAGCGGAACAGGAGCAGAACGCCAAAACCCAGGAGGAACGGCTCAACGCCAGCATCAACGCTGGCACCGAGGCAGCGGACAAGCTGCTGGGTAAAATCACCTCTATGGTGGCGGCCTATGCCAGCCTGTCCTCCATCAAGAGCCTGGTGACCGACAGCCTGAGCGCTGCGGACACTCAGATCAATGCACAAATCCAGCTCAGTACCGTCATGGGCAACATGGGCTCCCTGGACTACTATGACCAGGTGCTGGACAAGGCCAGCGAAATCCAGAGCAAGGGCATTTATGGCGATGAGGCCATGATTGCAGGTGCTGCCGAGCTGTCCACCTACTTCTCAGACGGTGAGGCCCTACTCAGCATGATGGACACCCTGAGCAACTACGCAATGGGAATGTCCGGCGGCGGAGAGCTGGACAGCACGGCTATGGTAGACTACGCCACCGGCATAGGCAAGATCATGACCGGCAGCTATGACGCTATGACCAAAAAGGGCTTTGAGTTTACCGATGCCCAGAAAGCCATCATTGAGGGCACAGCAACAAATGCCCAAGTTGTGGCGGAGCTGGGTGAGGACTATGTGGGCCTGAGCCAGGAGATGCAAGCCGCTGCTGTCATCGGTGATGTCATTGATGAGAGCTGGAGCGGCCTGTATGAAACCATGAGCAGCACCCCAGAGGGCCAGATCATCCAATTTAAGAACACTCTGGGGGACCTCAAAGAGACAATAGGCGCTGGCCTGTACCCGGCTGTGCTGGACCTTGTGGGTGCATTTCAAGATAATCTCCCTCTGATTGAGAACATGGCCAGCGGCCTAATCGGCGTGCTGGGTGGCGGCATTGAATTACTGTCCACGTTGGTCACCTGGATTCTAAATGCTTACAGTGCCTTTCAAACATGGCTGAGCACCACCAGCATTGTCCAAACGATTCAAAACGGCATTTTGCTGGTGATTTATGTGATGCAACAGCTCATGTCTATTGCGGGCACGGTGGCCTCCTACATCGTGGCTAACTGGAGCTGGATAAGCCCCATCATCTATGCCGTGGCTGCTGCTGTGCTGCTATACCAAACCTACACACTTTTGGCCTCTGCTGCGACAGCAATTCTTAACGCTGTAATGGGCGCAAGTCCCGTGTTCTTGATTGTTGCGGGCATACTGGCGCTGGTGGCCGCACTTATTGCCGCAATTCGGTACTTTGACATCTTTGGCTCAAAAAGCAACAGTGTCTTGGGTACATTGTGTGGTGTGGTGAATGTCGTAATTCAGTGGTTTGTCAACTTGGGTTATGTGGTGGCCAATATTGCGCTGGGCATCGCCTATGCTATTGTAGCGCTATGCAGCAATATGCAGACGGCTTTTCACAATGCTATCGTCAATATACAAGGCTGGTTTTACAATCTACTCTCCACGGCGCTCACTGTTGTGGCGGGCATCTGTGAGGCCTTGAACAAGCTGCCCTTTGTGGAGTTTGACTACTCCGGTATCACCAGCAAGGCAGCGGAATATGCGGCCAAGTCCGCTGAGGCCTACGACAGCAAAGAGGACTACACCAGCGTGGCCGATGCCTTTAACGACGGCTTTAATACCTACGATGCCTTTTCCGAGGGCTGGGCAGCTGATGCCTATAATGCGGGTGCATCCTGGGGTGATGGCATTGTAGACAGTGCCAGTGACTTCATGGACGGGCTGGGTGATTTGACCGGACTGGGTGACCTATTCAACTATGAGGCTGGCAGCATTGATGACTATACCACCAGCCTGGGCTATGACCTGAGCGACATTTCCAGCGACACCGGCGATATTGCAGACAGCGCCAGCACGGGCGCAAGCGCCCTGTCTGACAGCCTGGATGTGACGGAGGATGAGCTGGAATATCTGCGGGACATTGCAGAGCGGGATGCCATCAACCGCTTTACCACAGCGGAGGTCAAGATTGATATGACCGGCATGACCAACAAAATTGACAGCAGCATGGACCTGGATGGTGTTATCAGCCAGCTCACCGATGGCTTTACTGAGGCGCTGCTGACTGCCGCAGAGGGGGTGCACGCATGAGCTATGCCTGTTATCTGGACGGGGTGGAAATGCCCACCCCGTCCAAGCTGACTGTCAAGATCAAGAACAAAAACAAGACCCTGGTGCTGCTCAATGAGGGTGAGATCAATTTCCTCCGCACGGCTGGCCTCACTGAGCTGATCGTGCCCTTTGACCTCCCCATGCTGGGCGGCAGCCAGTCCCCGGACTATTACCTGGGGGTCCTGGAGAAGTTGAAAACCTCTAAGGAGGCCACCCAATTCATCCTGGTGCGGACCTCCCCCAGCGGCGGTGTGCTCTACGACACCAACATCAAGGTGAGCGTGGAGGACTACACCATCACAGAGGACGCAAAGGAGGGCCTGGATGTCAGCGTGGATGTCAACCTCAAGCAGTGGAGGGACTACGGTACAAAGACCGCTGCTGTGGAGCAGTCCACCGACACCCAGACCCAGACCGTGACAGTAGAAACGGAGCGGGAGGCCAGCACGGCACCCACGGCCAGCTCTGTCACAATCCAAAAAGGTGACACCCTCTGGGCCATCGCCAAGAAATACTACGGCGATGGGTCCCAGTACACCAAAATCTATGAGGCCAACAAGGATAAAATCAGCAATCCTAACCTCATCTATCCTGGGCAGGAGCTGACCATCCCATGACCTATGAGCTCATTATCCAGCACGGCGGCACTGTCATGTACCCGATCACCGTTGAGGGTGTAACGGTGGAGTGGGAACGGCAGGGCCAGCCGGGCAAGCTCAAGTTTGATGTGGTCAAGACCGATGGCTTGAGCTTTCAAGAGGGGGACCCGGTCCGCTTCTCTGTGGATGGCACCCCGCTTTTTTATGGCTTTGTTTTTGAGAAGTCCCGCAAGGGCAGCAACCCCAAGGTCATCACCTGCACGGTGTATGACCAGCTCTACTACCTCAAGAACAAAGACACCTATGTCTACGCCAACAAGACAGCCTCCGATGTCATCAAGATGGTGGCGGAGGACTTCCAGCTCCAGGTGGGCGGCCTGGATGATACCGGCTACACCATTGAGAGCCGGGTGGAGGATAATCAAACCCTCTTTGACATCATCCAAAACGCCCTGGACGAAACGCTCAAGGCCACCGGGCAGATGTATGTGCTCTATGACGATGTGGGCAAGCTGACGCTCAAGGCCTTGGGTAGTATGAAAATCAATATGCTCATTGATGATGAGGCCGCTGGAGATTATGACTATTCCAGCTCCATCACCTCCAGCACCTATGACAAGATCAAGCTGACTTACGAGAACAAGGACACAGGCAAGCGGGAAATCTACATAGCACAGGACAGCTCCAACATGAACCAGTGGGGCGTGCTCCAATACTATGAGAAACTGGACAGCACCGCAAATGCCAAGGCAATGGCGGACGCTCTGCTGGACCTGTACAACACCAAAACCCGCACGCTCAAGCTCAAGGATGTGCTGGGAGATGTCCGGGTGAGGGCTGGCACCCTGCTGGTGGTCATGCTGGGCCTGGGAGACATCAATGTCTCCAACTACCTCATGGTGGAACAGGTCAAGCACACCTTTAACGAGGGCCAGCACCTCATGGAGCTAAAAATGCGAGGTGGTACATTTGTCGCTTGATGCCAATGAGCTGGTCCGTGCCGTGAAACAGGCGGCGGTGGAGGCCGTCAACGCCGGGGCCCCAATGGCCATGTGCTTTGGCACCGTTACCTCCGTTGACCCGCTCAAGATCATGGTGGACCAGAAAAAGACCTTGACTGAGGTCCAGCTCATCCTCACTAACAGTGTGCGGGACTTCTCCGTGGAGATGTCCACCATTGAGGGCACGGGAAAGAGCGAGGGCCCACACTACACGGAGGAGGAAAGCGGCGGCGGAGGCTATGCAGAATTTGCCTCCCACAAGCACAAATACCAAGGCCGCAAAAAGTGGAAATTTCACTTTGCCCTCAAGAACGGGGAAAAGGTCATCCTGCTGCGCTGCGATGGCGGGCAGAAATACATTGTTTTGGACAGATGGGAGGCGCTAACCTAATGGCTACATTACCGACAACGGGAGAAAACCTTGACCTCATCGGCTTTGCCCTGGATGAGCAGCCGGGCTATACCCACAAGCTGGACATAGACCGCAACAAGGTGACCGGCATGACGGACAAGCGGGATGCCCTCATCCAGGCGGTGTATCTCATTCTGAATGTGGAGCGCTACGCCTACCCCATCTATTCCCGCAATTATGGCTCTGAGCTGACTGACCTGATCGGCAAGCCCAAGCACTATGCCATGAGCGAAATAAAGCGCCGTATCACGGAGGCGCTGGAGCAGGATGACCGCATCACCAGTGTGGACACCTGGACCTTTGAGACTGGGCGGCGGAGTGTTCTGGCCTCCTTTGTGGTCCACAGCATCTATGGTGATATGGACATCACAAAGGAGGTTGAAATCTGAATGTTTGAAAGCAAAACCTATGAGGCGCTGCTGAAAAGCGCCCTTGCCAGAGTGGACCCCAGCATAGACAAGCGGGAGGGCTCAATGGTGATGAACGGCGTGGCCCCGTCTATGGCAGAGCTGGCCCAGCTCTACATAGGGCTGGACTTCGTTTTTTCCGCCACCTATCTGCTGACAGCCCCCCGTGAATACCTCATCAAGCGGGCCTCTGACCGCAATATGTCCCCCTATCCGGCCAGCGCTGCGGTGTTCCGGGCGGAGTTTAACAAAGAGGTGGCCAATGGCACCCGCTTCTCCTGTGAGGACCTAAACTTTGTCGTGACCGGGCGGATGGAGAACGCTGACACGGACACCGGCCTTGCCCACCAAGTCACCTGTGAAACGGTGGGCAGCATCGCCAACGGCTATGCTGGTACGCTCATCCCCATTGAGTATGTGGACGGGCTGACCCATGCGGAGCTGGTGGAGCTCATTGTCCCCGGTGACGATGAGGAGGACACGGAGGTTTTCCGGCAGCGGGTCCTTGACAGCTTCCAGTCCCAGGCCTTTGGTGGCAACCAGGCGGACTACACGGAGAAAGTGGTGGCTATGGCGGGCGTGAGCGCTGTAAAGGTGCACCCCGTCTGGAATGAGAGCATAGCCCCCTCAAGCCTCATCCCGGATGATGATGTCACCGCATGGTATGAGGCCTCTGTGGGCGCTCTGAGCGCCCCTGTGGCGGCCTGGCTGACCGCCGTATATACAGCGGCCAAGGACAAGCTGCTGACCGTGGGCGGCACCGTCAAGCTGGTCATTATGGCCTCTAACAATGCGGCCCCGTCCAGCGCCCTGCTGGAGGAGGTCCAGACGGCGGTGGACCCGGTGCAGAACGCCGGGGAGGGCCTGGGGCTGGCCCCCATCGGTCATGTGGTCAATGTGACCGGCGTGGAGGAGGAGCCCGTCAACATCACCCTCAACCTGACCTATGCCTCCGGCTGGAGCTGGGAGGCGGTGCGGAGCTATGTGGAGGCCGTCATTGACAGCTATTTTGAGGAGCTGGCCAGCGCCTGGTCCGGCTCTGATTATTTGACGGTCCGCATCTCTCAAATTGAAAGCCGCATCCTGTCCGAGTGCTCCGCAATGGTCACCGACATCGGCGGCACCCAGATCAACGGCAAGGAGGCCAACCTGGTGCTGGGTGCGGACAGCATCCCGGTGAGGGGGGCTATTGATGGATAGAAAGCTCATCAACTACCTGCCCCCGGTGCTGCGGGAGGTGCTGGACTTTAAGGCCATCAATGGGGCCTGTGAGCCGGAAATCTCCGGGGCCTGGGATGCCCTGGGCCGGGTGCTGGCCAACCAATTCCTTGACACCGCCGATGAGAGCGGCGTGAGGGTGTGGGAAAAAGAGCTGCAAATCTACCCCAAGGACACAGACACTATGGAGGTCCGCAAGGCCCGTATCAGGGCCCTGTGGAATATGGAGCTGCCCTACACCGTCCCCTGGCTCAAAAACTGGCTCACAAGCATCTGCGGCCCCCAGGGGCATGAAGAAACCATAGCGGACTACACCATCAACATCCAGCTTGACTACACCGTGCTGCCGGACGCTGACAACCTGGCCGCTGAAATTCTGAGTATGCTGCTCAAGGTCCGGCCCAGCAATATGCGGGTGCTCATGACCGCTTTCCTGCAATCGTATGGCACCATTTCCACGGGTGCTTGTGCGGAGCTGTCCACCTACACGGAGGTATGGCCCCTCATTGTCAACAACCTGGAGAGCAGCGCTGAGGTGGCCGTTGAGGCCGCTGTGGAAACCTCCAACCACACCGATGTGTGGCCTATCATCATCAACAGCCTTGAGAGCTCCGGCGGGTCCGTCCTTGCTGGTGTTCTTGAGTATCACAGAACTGTTGAAATCAACCCAAACGAACAGGAGGAGTAAAAAATGCCTGAAACCACCCAGTCCTACGGGACAATCATCACCACGGCGGGCGCTGCTGTCATCACAGATTGCATCCTCAACGGCAAAATGCTGGTGATCGCACAGGCCGCCGCTGGTGACGGCGGTGGCGCATATTATATGCCCACCGTTGACCAGACGGCGCTCAAAAATGAGACATGGAGGGGTGCCATCGCTGACGCTGAGGTCAACAGCACGGTGCCCAATATGTTTGATGTCAAGATCGTCATTGATGACGATGTAGGCGGCTTTATCATCCGTGAAATGGGCCTCTACACAGAGGACGGTGTGCTGGTGGCCATCTGCAACACCCCGGACACGGAAAAGGTGGCCATCTCCGGCGGCGTGTCCGGCAAGCTCACAATGGTCATGCACATCCTGGTGGCGGACACCAGCGTGGTCAACTTCACCATCACCCCGTCCCTGGACACCGTGAGCAAGGAGGACCTGGACGCTGCCATCTCTGAGCACAACGGGGACCCCAACAGCCACTATGACATCCGCCAGCTTGCATTGAACTCTATGCAGCAGGGGGATGCCTACACCAAGGATGAGAGTGACCAGGCCATCTCTGAGGCCATCGCTGCCCACAACGGCAGCTCCACGGCCCACCCCGCCCTCCAG